GCTTTTCAGTCCAATATAAGCCATAGGCGTTTTCTTCTAACATCGCCATCACTTTTGCCGTTGCGTCCTTTTTAATGTCTGTCCACTTCTTAATGCGTTTAGTAGCCAGTTCAATCTCTTCAATTTCATCTTCGGCTTCTTCGGGTAACTCAACGGGTTCAGTATCAACTTCTGCTTCCTGCCAAAGAATTAAGGCTTCTTCTGGATTAACAGGTGGATAGGGTTCTTCATTCTGAACCCGATAATTAAATTCTTTACAAAGTTTATGAATTTCTTTAACCATCCCTTCGTCACGATGATAAATAAACATTCTGAGGGTGGTGGACTGATACAGTACACACAGAACACCCCATTTAGCCCTTCTAATGTCCATTAAGGCTTGTAGCTGCATAGGCCCACGAAACAGCTTGGGTTCCTCTTCGGGGTAATCCCTAGTGACTTTACATTCCAATACTACTTCACCAGACATTTCAGCTAGATTTGATCCCATGTTCACCTGCAAAAGCGAATCCATCCATCGAACCCTGTAAGGGAATGTCAGCGTGTTCTATGGCAAAATCCACTTCCAAGTCGGGCATAACCAACCTTAATTTCGACACACATCTCTCTAAAATGACGTTTTCAAATAAGTCTCCACATTCCATCGCCAACTTCTGAGCAGGATTGGGATTAAACTCTTTACTGACATCTATGCCGTTTTTAGCCCTTATAGCTCTACTCAGGATATTTGCCCTGCTCATATTTTCATAAGGTACCAGACCTGCAATACCTGGAATGGTGGAAGCAGTAGCTCCCGTGAACCATGATTTTTTACCTACCATTTTTCTCTCCATACATTTCTTCGCCTATTTCATTGGCACTTGCACAGGCCAGAAACGGCTCTTTTTTTAACGTGGTGTAAATTGCGGTATAGCCGTTCTCATAGCCATAACTCAAAATACTGTGAACGGGAATCCGTCTAATTCCTTCTCCCGTAATAAAGGGTTTTATGTAGCGCATTTTAAAATTGAAAATAGAACAAACTAATCATCAATAAATACGCAATACAAAAAAACAACATCCATAAATAATTATGGAGCTGTGGGTATTTTCTTTTCGATCTATAAGCCATTTTTTTCATTCTTCTTTCCAATACACAAATTGGCATTCATAGAATTTTTCAAAATCATCATAAGTTTTAATTTTCTTTTTTAATTTCTTATACGACTTATTCCATTCCTTCCAGTAATTATCCATATTGTCCATTAAGTCTTTGTTTAATTCGTAGCATGTATGCCGAATTGAGTTATCTATATATTGTTCGTTGCGAACCTTAGAATCTTGTTGTTGTGTAAGTTCTGGAATTAGATAATCATATTTATCAATCATTTCATCACAACCAACGCAACCACTACCACCCCAAGCGAAATGATAAGACACTGATTGATAATTACATTTAGGGCATTGGATTATTTTTCCCCTTTGCCCTGCTCTGGTGTGTTTGTTTACTCTCTCCATTATTCTCTCCTAAATCTTTTTGCTTAAAAACTTATCAATGAACATTTTTGCTTGCTAAAATTGATAGAACTGAACGGGTGGAATATCGTTATTATCAATAGTATAAATGTTACTTAATCCATTATTTTTAATATGGACTCTTATATCTTTATAGGATCTAGCAGAGCAATAACCCGATTCATATTTTTCCATTTTTCTCTCCATCAAAAAGGGGTTTGTTATAAAGTGTTCCTCTTTGTTCTTGTAATATTAGACCAATTTTGCTAATTTACAAGCATATTTTAGGGAATAGGTCATGACCGAAATAGATACTTGGAAGATATATCGTGAACAATTAGATCGGGATAGTTGTTTGGCATTACAAGTCAGTGATGGTTTGATCACTTATTATTTTACGGATGGCAGCACTGAGGTTTGGCAAAAAAAACTTTTTCGGTAAACTCAAAATCGTACAGCCAAGAAAAATAAAGGACACGGACAATGACTGATACAAAAACCATCACCATTGAAGAAAGCGAAGAAGAGGGAACTGTGGTTACAGTAGAACAAACCATGGTTCCAGACCCACCCGCAGAGAGTTTAGAAATAGGCGGGGTTAGATTAAATACTGATCTGCCCTGGTATGCGGATGCTTTGATCCTGCTGGTTTTAATTGCCCTTATTTATATTGCTAAGAAAAACATTGATAAATGGTTTGAAGAGAAAAAGAAAAAGGAAAAATGACACCCGAACATAGATTATGGACAGCCGTTATTACTCTCGCTCTCAAAGATGCCTTAGGGCCAAAAAAAAAAGGTGATAAGGACAATTCAGTAATGCAAAAGTCTAAACGCTGGCTAACGCCAATGAACGCATGTTTTATTGAGGTTTGTGGATTGGCTTCTATGGACTCGGAATGGGTATTGCGTAAATATGAACAGGCTAAAGAAAAGCAACGGCAGGATTTTATAAAAGAATGTGGTTTTTTAACAACTAGATAAAAAAGGAGAAAAACATGATTGATCTAGGTATAAATGCAGGTGGTAATGGAAACCACTGGATAAACTTCAAGGTGTCTGAGGACTCTTGGTTTTACAGCGAGGGCGAAATGGATTTAGAAAAGCAGGTGTTCATGCTTGACCCCGACACTGTCCAAGCGGGTTGGGGTAAAGTGGGAAACTTTTCACCGACCTATATATGGGATAAAAAAGCTAATCTTCCCGACCCCAATCCAGGCGGCAACGATCCCGAAGAAGCGGATTTGTGGAGAAGGGCAGTCACGGCAGAAATTTACATCCATAACGAGGGAGCTTTCACTTGGACTACAGTAGGGGTGGGAGAAAAGATTGGCTTTAACGAGTTAATCCAAGCCGTATGGATTGATAAGGATAAGCAGGAAGGCAAGCTGCCCGTGATTCAATACACAGGATCAAGAAATACTACTTTCAGAACTAAAGTGCCTGAGTTTAAGATTGAAAGATGGTCTGAAAGACCCGAAGAATTTGTCAGCCGACAAATTACTAATGGTGAGGAATCAAAACCCGAACCACTCATAAAGGAAGATTTACCTCAAAGCGAAAGCGAAAGCGAAATTCCCTTTTAATTCCAATGGAAGGGATCATTGAGGCGGCTAGGCGTTACTCTGCATTAGGGTTACACCTAGTCGCTATGAAGGAAGGAACTAAAGGCCCAACTACTGCTAACTGGCACACTAAGGGCATTGACATTGAACAACTCAACGAACATCAAAACATTGGCTTAATACATAATCTTTCAAGTACCTGTTCAATCGACATTGATAGTCGGGATGATGCGGTAAAAGTGTTTAAAGACTATTTAGGTTTAGACCCAATAGAAATGAAGCAGGTTTATCCGTGTTATCGGGGCAAAAAAAATGGGATTAAATTCCTCTTTAAAATGCCTAATATTGAGCATGTAGGCATTAAGAAACTTACTTATAAAAACGATGAAGAAGTTATAACTGTTTTTGAATTGAGAGGGAGTACCACAGGCACAGGCGTTATGGACTTAATGCCGCCTTCGAAACATCCTCAAGGCCATCGTTACGAATGGATCAAGCCGTTACCTTCGCAATTCTCTGATATTCCAGAGCTACCAGAGAGATTAGTGGATTTGTGGATAAATTGGGATGTGGAGGAAAAGGCCATGCTGAATTGTCTCGGTTATTTTAACCCCGAAATAGTTAAAAGACAGCTTGAGCCTAATGTGGATTCAATCGACATTATCAGCAAATTTAATGCGGCTTATACAGTCGAACAAATCCTGTTGAAAAATGATTACAAAAAACAAGGTGATAGGCGTTTTTTATCTCCCCACAGTCAGACTAAAATACCTGGTGTTATTCTCTTGGAAGATGGCAGTATCTATTCGCATCATGCAGGGGATTTATTAGGCGATGGACACTCTCACGATGCGTTTGATGTAGCTCGGATATTGGAAGCTAACGGCGATTGGAAAAAAGCCTTTAATAATGCCCGAAGTGATTTGGGAATGGCTTTAGTAACGTATGAAAAACCCATTGATGTTAGAGCTCTTAAGTTCTTCCACGCAAGCGAAGCTATAGAACAAGCAACAGCGCCTAAATGGGTTATAAAGGGTATCTGTGAAGAAGATTCCCTAGTCGGTATATTCGGCCCTGCTAAGAGTGGAAAGTCCTTTATTACAGTGGATATGGCTTGTTGTGTGGCAACAGGCAAAGACTACCATGAGAAGAAAACAAGCGAGGGATTAGTCTTGTATCTGGCGGGTGAAGGATTTCGAGGCATTAGCCGCCGCCTGTTGGCTTGGGAAGCTGTAAACGACACCAAATTGAAAGATTCTAAATGCAGGTGGTAATGGAAACCACTGGATAAACTTCAAGGTGTCTGAGGACTCT